GGCCAAATTAAAAGATGAGAGAGATAGGTTTTTATATAATTATATGGTGTTTGCTAAAAAGAAATTTAGTGAAAACTGGGAAAAGAAAGTATTAGAGGCAGCTAGAAACTATATATTATACGATGAGATATGGGGTGATGGCAAAGTAGAAGAAAAAATTAAATATTGGAAAAAAGATACAGCAGGTTTTAAATGCAATGATTTACCTATATCATCATATTGTGCGAGGGGCACATGTCTAAAAAGAAAATTTGGTATTGGTGGTCACTTTGATTCGCAGTGGCCATCAGTATCAGGTTTAATTAGAATTATGTACAAACCTGATCATGAATATTTTTTTAACGTTGAGGTGGCTGCAGATAAAATTGTACAAGTACACGCACGTAGCATTAAACAGTTTAACGAGATGAAACAAATGCGTAGTCTAATTGCTGATCATACAACAACGTATCCACCAAGTATAAAAGAAAAAGAATATCAAAACATATTAAATGGGTTGTGGGCAACCATGGAAACAATTCAACCGCCTGCAGGTACAAACCCTGTGGATATGTTAAAGAAAGAATTATTTACATATGTTAATGGACCTAAAGCTAGCTCGTACGCAGCATTTAAAAGTGGATCTGTATTACACGAAGATCAATATTTTTATTTTGTGTACGATAAGTTTTACGATGAATTAAAACGTGGAGATTGGAATCAAGAGCGAGCAAGAACAGCTACCATGATCAAACAATATTTCAAAGGTGAGTTTGATTGTCAAAAAAGATTTCCAAAAGGTGATAACGAAGAATCATTTCCACCATTAAGAGTTTTAAAACTTCCAAAAGAAGGTTTAGAAAAAGAAGATATACCAGAAGAAATAATAGAAATAGAAGATAAGGAGAATATAGTATGACGCAAAAAATCCCAAGTATATTTGTATCTTTACCTGCGTACGATACAATGCATGTACCCACATGTTTATCGCTTGTAAAATTGTTTAATAAATTTACACTAGCAAAAATAAAAGCAGAAATAGGAACATTTAAATGTCCTTACGTTAGTTATGGAAGAAATGTTTTAACAGCATTATTTTTAGAATCAGGTTTTGACTATCAATTGTTTGTAGACGCTGATTTAGAATTTGAACCTGATGTCGTGGGTCGAATGATATTAGCTAAAAAAGATGCTATTTGTGTGCCCTATAGAAAAAAAACACAGGACCAAGTATTAAAATTTTCTATAGAGTTTAACGATTCAAGTAACATTGAAGTGGATGAAAAAGGAGTTGTAGAATTAAAAATGGGACCTGCAGGTTTAACATTAATTCATAGAAGTGTTTATGAAAAATTAATTAAAGACAATCCTGATTTAAAAATAAAACAGAAAGAAATAATATCTGAAAAAGCAAACTCATACTTCTATAATTTTTGGGACACAACTTTTACCAAAGATGGAACATGGTGGGGTGAGGATGTTAATTTTTGTAAATTAATTAAAAAATCAGGTTTTAAATTTTATGGAGTAGTTGATGGACAAACAACACATCACGGATCATTTGGCTGGACTGGATCACTCAAAGATGGGTTTAAGAAAGCCAATGGAAAAGATCAATAAAATCTATGGACCACCGGGCACCGGTAAAACATTTAGATTAATTAGACGTGTAAAAGCGTACGAACGTATTGGTGTGCCTTTACACAAGATAGGTTACTTTGCATTTACTAGAAAGGCTGCAGAGGAAGCACGTAAAAGAATTAATGTATCTGAAAAAGAAGTGCCATATTTTCAAACAATACACGCGTTCTGTTATCACTTACTGGGATTAAACGAAGAGGACATCATGCAGCCGTATCACTACGAAGACCTTGGTAAAAAATTAAACATAAGAGTTTCGTTCAATGATAAATATAACGAAGAAGAAACACATTTTTTAAGCTGTAATAATCCGTACTTTCAAATGATACAAAGGGCTATAAATAAAGATATAGATATTAGAGCAGAGTTTGATCTTAACGAACATGATAAAAAACAAGTAAATGATTATGATACTCTCAATCATATTTATAGAAATCTTTTAGTTTACAAAGATAAAAATAATCTTTTTGATTTTAACGATATAATAAAATCTGTTTTACATTCTAACAAAATACCCATGTTCAAAGCTATATTTATTGATGAAGCACAAGACTTATCACCATTGCAATGGCAACTATATGACAAACTAAAATATCATTGTGAACAAATGTATCTAGCTGGTGATGATGACCAAGCTATTTATGCTTGGGCTGGAGCTGACGTCAAAAGATTTGTAAAAGAACCTGCAAGAGAGATTGTATTAAGAAAATCAAAACGTATATCTAAAGCTGTTCAAGAAGAATCGACAAGACCTATTAATAATATTATTGGAATTAGAAAACTAAAAAAATATTATCCAAGAGATTACGAAGGTGAGTCACACTACATATCTGATCTTAACCAAGTTGATCTGACACAAGGTAAATGGCTAATACTCACAAGAACTAAAAGTAATCTGTTAGATATCATGAAAGATTTAAAACGTAAAAATTTTTATTATCAAAGTAACAAAGGTAAAAGTTTTAAAGTTGGTATGTACGAGGCTGCAATAGCATACACTAAATGGACAATGGATGAATTGTTGGATGACAAAGAAATAAGTGCAGTAAAAGAATTTATACCTAATGCAGATTGGGATGTTAAAGTTCCATGGTATGATAAGTTTGTAGCAGATCAAAAAGAAATTTTATATTTAAGAAATTTAATTGCATCGAAAGAAAATTTAAAAGAAAAGGCGAGAATATGGTTGTCAACTATTCACGCAATAAAGGGTGGTGAAGAAGATAATGTAATTTTATCTTTACACCAAGGTCGTACTGTACAACAAGGGATTAAATCAAGTGTTGACAAACAAGATGAAGAGCATAGAGTGTGGTATGTTGGAGTTACGAGAGCAAGAAATAATCTATATAAACTGAGAGCAAAAAAGAAATTAAGGGAGTATCAACTATGACAGATAAAAATATATTAGACGAAGCATTTCCACAATACACTCAGGTCGGTGGAAATCATTACACCAAGTTTCCTATTCAACCATACGAGTTCATTTCTAAAAACAATCTATCGTTTTTTCAAGGAAATGTTGTTAAATACGTTTGCAGATATCAGAGAAAAGGAGGCGCAGAGGATATTAAAAAAATAATACACTACTGCCAGCTTGAATTATTAAAAATGAAAGACTTACAGAAGAAAAGATGATAACTGATATAAGTAATCACATAATAATAAAAGATAATTTTTTTAATGAAACAGTTTACAAAAAAATATTAATTGACATATCTAGATTAAAATTTAGTAACAGACACGAATCTGTAAATAATAATTTAAAAAACATTTATCAAAAAATATATTTCAATGTCCCGTTAAGTAAAGATCATTTTGCCGTACAAGAAACTATTAATATTTTAAATAGTTATAAACTTAACGTAAATGATGGAGAACATAATTATTTTTTAAGTGCATCACACGAAGGTGCATCTATACATAATGATGTGGCGAGATTAAATTGTTTAATATATATAAAGGGTAAAAATTTAATGAATAGTGGCACTGGTTTTTATGATAAAGGAAAAGATAACTATCATTTAAGAACCCATGTCGGTTTTAAAGAAAATCGTGGTATTATATTTGATTCAAAAATATATCATTCGACTACACAATTTCAAAAAGATTCTGGTTCACGATATGTAATGGCAAATTTTTTTAGTTAAGGGAGAAAATAAATGATATTACCTCAAACAGAATGGGTTCAACCTACAGAATATCCAGATCTTAGATCTTACGATGAGATTGCAATAGATTTGGAAACAAGAGATCCAGATTTAAAATCAAAAGGATCTGGTGCAGTTATTGGTAATGGTGAAGTTGTTGGTGTGGCTGTAGCTACATATAATAACAAATGGTATTTTCCTATTGCTCACCAAGAAGGACCTAACATGGATAGAGATAAAACTTTAGAATGGTTTAAAGATATTCTTGAATGTCCAGCTACAAAAATATTTCATAATGCCATGTACGACGTATGTTGGATACGTAGTTTAGGCTTAAATATCAATGGTTTAATAGTAGATACAATGATTGCGTGTTCATTATTAGATGAGAACAGATTTTCATACACATTAAACACTTTGTCTTGGCATTTTTTAAACGAAGGTAAAAACGAACGTGCACTAAATGAAGCTGCAAAGTCAAGAGGACTTGATGCAAAGGCTGACATGTGGAGATTACCTGCACATGAAGTAGGAGCATATGCTGAAAAAGATGCTGAGTTAACTTTTAAACTTTGGCAACATGTAAAAAAATTATTAATTGAAAATGATCTACAAGAAATTTTTAATCTTGAAACGGATCTTTTTCCTTGTCTTGTGGATATGCGTTTTTTAGGCGTTCGCGTAGATACTCAAAGAGCTTACGACTTGCGTAAGGAATTGATTGGACAAGAGCAACTATTATTACAAGAAATTCGAAAAGAAACACAAATAGATACTCAAATATGGGCAGCAAGATCGATCGAAAAAGTTTTTCAAAAACTAAACCTATCTTACGAGCGTACTGCAAAATCTGGTGAGCCATCATTTACTAAAAACTTCCTTTCAAATCATGAACATCCTATCATACAAAAGATAGCTAAAGCAAGAAAGATTAACAAAATAAATACAACGTTTATTGATACAATATTAAAACATGAATACAAAGGTAGAATTCATGCAGAGATAAATCAAATTAGATCTGATGATGGAGGAACTATCACAGGTAGATTTAGTTATGCAAATCCAAACCTGCAACAAATACCTGCACGTGATCCTGTATTGGGTCCAATGATAAGAAGTTTGTTTATACCTGAACAAGGATGCAAGTGGGGTTGTTTTGACTACTCGCAACAGGAACCAAGACTTGTAGCGCATTATGCATTGCGTTATGGTCTACCCTCTGTGAATACAATTGCAGATTCATACGATACAGATTCATCAACAGACTTTCACAAAATAGTTGCGGAGATGGCAGAAATACCTAGAGATCAAGCAAAGGTAATTAATCTTGGTTTATTTTATGGCATGGGTAAAGCTAAATTACAAGCAGAGTTAGGTGTATCTAAATTTAAAGCAGAGGAATTATTTGACAAGTATCACTCAAAAGTTCCATTCGTAAAACAATTAATGAATGAAGTTATGAAAGCTGCAGCTAACAAGGGACAAATTAAAACTTTGTTGGGTAGACGATGTAGATTTCCTAAATACGAACCAATACTACGTGGTAGTGATTGGGGTAAATATATACCGCCTGAAGATGAAGAACGTATGCAGGATCTACAAAAGATGGGACCATACTTAAAAGACGATGAAGATGAAATATTAAAAGACAAAGATGGTAATCCTAAAAAGAACTATTGGCATAAAAATCCAACACGTCGAGCTTTTACTTACAAAGCTTTAAACAAACTTATACAAGGATCAGCAGCTGACATGACTAAAAAAGCCATGCTAGAACTGTACAAAGAAGGTATCACACCACACATACAGGTACATGATGAATTAGATATATCTGTCATCAATGATTTAGAAGCAGATAAAATAAAAGATGTGATGGAAAACGCAGTTGACTTAAAGATACCAAACAAGGTAGACTATGAAGCTGGTCCAAATTGGGGATCAATTAAATGAGGAAAAATTATGGCTTATTTAAATGCGAATATACCACCGACTTACGCACAAATAAAAAGGGAGTATCTTTATGATTTACAAAAACATCATGGCGAAGTTGAAGACTGTATTATATTTGGTCTATCAGCTATTACGGGAAGGAGTATACTATGGCATGCTATTATGGAAAACGGTGCAATATTTTATCGCCTACCAATTAGCGCGTTTATTCAAAAGGGATTTGAACCATCCGACGTGCCCACAAGACGACTTGATGAACTACAGCTCTGGAATTGTTTTTCTTATTATCCTTCTGTTCATTCTTTCGATATACTAGCTGGACAAGCAGGTAAATATATAGGCAAAGACAAAAAATGGCATCCAGGAAAATATTTATTTACGGTTGACTTTGCTCATCCAGAGAGTAACATACTTGACACTGATCATTCAGAGATACCGCACGAACATAAGTGCGCTCACATAATTGCACTAGATGATGGCAATTTTGCTGCACAACCTAACAATAGATGTATATGGGACATACCATCTTTCACGGTGAAAGATGAGATTCCTGATTGGAAAGTGCAAACAAATGAATGGAATGTTGAAGATAGTAGAGCGTGGCGGACAGAAGATACCGACAAGTTCTTCTATGAAATTGAGGAGAAGAAAAAATGAAGTGTAAAAACTGTGGAATGGGGTTTATAATAACACCTATTAACGTGGATAAAGTATGTCCGCATTGTGGACATATCCATGGTAAAAACTATGTAGAACATACTCACGAGGATGGCGTAACTCACGCGCATGAGGGTGGGGATGTTCCGCACACACATGAGGAGGACAACATGGTAAAAAAAATCTTACAAAAAATTAAAGATATTCTTTTATGGCCAGTTAGAAAAGTTAAGAATTGGTGGCATAATTGGGGATAATGCATTTGGAGAATAGTCAGAATGAATTACAAGTTTACAGCAGTGCTGATAATTTTGTTTTGTT